CTTGAATAACCGCGCCTCCGGGAGTAGCCATTTTCTTTCCTCCTTTACCCGTTCCGGGCAGTGGTGGTGCACCAGGTGGTGCGAACTTGTTAAGTGCGCCAAGTACTGGCGACTTGCCCATGAGCTTCTGAACCTTGGACTTGCCTGGCGGCGCCAATTTCTTCCTCAAACTGCCCATCTTAACCTCCAATTGTTACAACGGACCGCCAGTGCGGAGTGTATAATCAGTACTCACCCAGGTCGCTTCTGCTTCCGTGGACAAGTTCATTGATAGCGCCGCAGTAGTACCCATGCCTTGAGCTGAGCGCCAATCTCTTTGTATTGAAACACCACCTGACCACAGTCCGACATCCCATAGAGCTTCGTCCCAGTGCGAGAAGGCTCCGGACACTCCGGAACCAGTAGCGTCTGGTGACGTAGTCTGGGCGTAATCGTAAGTTACAATGGATGCATATCCAACGGGGCGTGCGCCCATGAAGGTAGGGCGATACAGACCGACCTGCTTCTGTGCCGTCATCATGCCGAAGCTGGAGTAGGCCTGCTGTACGGAAGACAAAATGTTTGTACCACCTAAGCCAGCAGTATTTGTACCATCTTTGTCGCCGTACAGAGCCTTCCATACATTCCCGTCTGCATCACCGAAGTATGGTGAGCCCTCAATTCTGTGCCATGTGCGTGCGTCCATACCTGCGAACGTACACCATGCAGTCGTGATATGGTTGGCGACTATCTGGCCATTACCGCCGGAGAAGACAGACGGTACATTGATGAATAGCAAGTTCGGAGCAGGAAAGAAGTCAATCTCCCACCCCTCAAGATCTTGAAGATCTACGATCAACTCGCTGAGCAGGAAGGCGATCTTCTGACTGTACGTGTTATTAGCGCTGACGTTCACCTGAGTCGAGGTAACAAGCGTCGCCATAGATACCACCCCCGTCAGAGTGATATAGTACAGGTCTCCTGCAACGTTACAGAAGTAGCGTCTGCCACGAGGAGGTGTGCCGATGTAGAACACGCCAATGAGGGACCATGTTGTCGCACTAGCAGGATTGAGACCGCCGTAGACAGCCGCTTCTCCATTGGAAGAGACTGCAACAAGATAGTCATTGCTTCCGCCTCCTGCATCAACTGTCCAAGTAGCGAGTGTGGAGAGATAACCACCTCGCTTGAACTGTGGTCCGAAGTCGAAAGATGACATGACTCCATAGACTTGATCTGGTGGGAGATACCAGCCCTTTGTAGAATTGATTGCTACAGCCCAGAGACGACGTTGGTGAACAGTACCCTGGATGAGCGTCGACGGATTGATACCTGCAATGGTATTCGCTACGATGCCGTCACCAAGTACAAGACGTGCAACGCCACCTGCACCATACAGAATTGGGTCATCCTGACCACTGAACATCACTGTATGTGTGCCTGCTGCACTGACCATGGCAACTGACTGCCAGAAGTCCTGGGTAAGACCTGTCACAAGTGCTACACCTACAGGACCAACAGCAGTAATGTCGAACATGCTGCCATCAGAGAAGGCAAAGAACTTCTGTGTACCTGCAAAGCTGATCCAGGAGCTCAATGACTCAACCGGACCTGTCATCCCAGAGGCATGATTACGATACCCCTTGCGCACTGTACAACCGTACGGTTGCGCGATCAAGTTCATCAACCGTATCGCATCAGTAGGGGGCATCGCCGCCAGATTGTCATAGGCGTTGATGCCCCCGCTCGGCGCGGGGACAGTCGTGATCTTGGCCGTCATCTCCATTTACGGACCTGTTCCAGTATCCCACGAGCCATCCGGGACAGACCACGGACCAATGAACAGCGGTGGGTATAGAGGCGAAAGTGATAGCTTGGGCGCTCCCTTGCTTTTGCCGGACAGGGACATGAACATGCGCATGAAGTCAGCTTCAGGTGCAGTGGTATCGAATCCCTTCAGTTCGTAGAACTTGAGCTTAAGGAATTTCATGAAGAGCCATGGATGATAGATGACTCTATCGCCATCTGCCACAATCATAGCTGCAGGTGTACTTGGTGCACCAACATCAGTGATCACCCAATTCTTATGCACGTACTCCATGGACATGGTGAAGTCCGTAGAACCAGGCACTGGCCAAAGCCAGAACTGATCTTGGTAGACCCTGTACCGCATGCGGGGGGCCGCTGCCAGCAAACCGCCTTTGAGCCAGGCCCATTCCTGTGGTGACTTCGGACCAAGCAATGGCCAGTGGTTCGTCTGATCCCACTGGGTTTGATCAGTGAAGTAAAGCCAGTCTTCTGGCAGGTCATAAGACGGTACATCCACCACTGTGGTGAACGAGTGTTCCTTGATGAACTGCTCCCAGGTATAGAACAGTATCAGCTCATTGCCAGCTGCATTCGAGAGTGCAACGAGCTGGTTGACTTGGACGTCGGAAGAACCGACGATTGTGACGGGCGCAGGCAGGCCCAGCTCAGCAGCCACCTGCTGGATCAACTGAAGAGCTGGCCAGTACTGCATGACTTACTCCTTGGCTTCGGCCTTCTTGAGCTTCGCTGCCAGCTCCATGAGTTCCTTGACCTGATTTTCGAGAACCGAGATCTTGGTGTCACGTTCCTCGATCTGGGCTTGCATGCGCGTGAAGGGGGCCGCTTCTGCGGCGGCAGCCAGGAAGTTCTGGGCGCGGCTCCGGAACTGTTGCATGCCCATCATCTTCGTCATGGCCACGTCGGACATGCCGGCGAGTGCCTCGAGGGTCGTGCAGTTCACGGCCTTGAGCTCGGCAATGATGCCAACAGTGAGCCAGGGCACCTGCTCGAGCGGCGTGCCTTGATCGGCCTG